AAAAGAGAAGAGGCCCCTCAAGTAGGAAACGCTGAAACTGCAAAACGAAAAGAATTTTATAATAAAAAGAAATAATTAAATGCAACATAATAAAAACACAAAATTTGTTATGTATGTAGACAATTTTCTTACACAAGAAACATTAGAATCTCTTCAAGAAACATTTCAAAAAATAAATTATACTGGAGTAAAAAACCCAGAAGGTCAACTTTATGGTCATAGACATACTTTTCCTCACAGTTTTCATAATGATCCTTTGTTAAAATTAATAAAAGATTATTTTTTTCCTCATAGAAACCTTGAGCCAATATCCGTGAGTGCTCATTTAAGAGAAAATAAAAAAGAACCTTTGTTTCACACTGATGATGATAAAGGAAATGTGGCGAATTTTCTTTTGTTTGTTAAAGGTGAACCTCTTCTTAATAATGGCACAGGCTTTATGCATAATAATCAATTATCATCACATATAGGTTTTGTAGAAAACAGAGCTTTATTTTTTAATGGTTTAAAAATATCGCATTCGGATTTACAATCTTTTGGAGATAGCTCTAATAGATATACACTTAATATTTTTTATAAAGAGCATAACTAAATGGTAGATATTAATAGGTTTTCCATATTTAAATCAGAAGTTTTTAGTTTTGAGTTGCCAAATTTTAATTTTTGGAAACAGCAAATTGAACAAATTATTTTAGTTGAAGACAATAAAAATATTCATGGACAAGACACAACTCCTGACGAAAGATGTAATGTTATGGCAAAAAGAACAGCTTGGAATTCACATATGAGGTATCCAACTTTAGATTTGTTATGTCAAGAGATAGCAAAACCAATAGAAGAATTTGTTGCTAAAGAAGGTTATGATATACCTGAATTAGAACCTGCTAATTGTTGGGTTAATTGGTATCGAAAAGATAATTTTTCACATCCACACAGTCATGGCTCTCATTTGTCTGCTGTTTTGTTTGTTGATGTTGAAAAAACTGATGCAAGATTTTTTTTTCATGCGAACCACAATTTAGTTCTTATTAAAAAACAAGATGTAATTAGTAATTTTAGTAATTTAAAAGAAGTACAAGCAAAAGATGGAACAGTTATATTTTTTGATGGTTCAGTAAAACACTCCGTTAGCCCAAATAATACAAATAATACAAGAGTTACAATGGCAGTTAATTATAAAGTAAATTACAAACAGGAAAGAGATGAATATTAATAAAACTCCAATGGTCCGTGTGACGTGGGTCGATGCCCGCGATACAGAAACAGGTTGGCTTGATATAAAAGACGTATTAAATGCTCACTTAGCTATTTGCCAAGAAGTAGGGTGGATGGTTGTTAACAATGATGAAAAAGTTGTAATTATGAGATCCTACAGTAAAGATAAAGATGACATTACAGGAGGTGGCGCTATCGCCATACCAAAAGGATGGATAAAGAAAATAGAATATTTAACAGTGAGTTATAGTGAAACCTAATTTATATAATATTTCAGGAGGTGTGGGAAAACATCTTCAATTTACCGCTTTGTTTGAACCTTTAATGAAAAAGTACAAACAAAAGCTAATTATAAATTCAGGTTATCCAGAATTATTTTCTCATTGTGCACATGTAGCTGATTCTAAATCTTCTATTAACGAAATATTTTATGATACATATTTCAAATATTTTTCTAATTTTAACAATCTTTTTTTTCATGACCCTTACAAAAGTGATTGGTTAAAAGGAGAATCAAACATTGTAAAAAAGTGGGCAGATTTATATGATGTGAATATTAAAGATTTAAGACCAAACTTTGATATAAATAAAGAAAAAGAAAAAGTTTTATTACCACATATACAAGCTATGAATAAATTTGTGTTATTACAATTTACAGGAGGACAGGGTATGGTTTGTGATAGTAGCTATGATAGTTCTAATTATGGTAGAAATTATAAATATGGACAAAAATTAATAGATATTTTAAAAGAAAATTTTCCACAACACATGTTTATTATTTTTAGTCATCCTAATGAGCAACAGGAATACACAGGAGAAACAAGATTTAATGACGAAACAGGCAATCTTCTTTTTAGTACAAGAGAAGATTTTATGATATTATCAAAGTATTGTGATTTTTTTGTGTGTATTGATAGCGCGTTACAACACATGGTTTCAAATCAATCTTTTAATAAAAAAGGAGTGGTATTGTGGGGGTCAACCTCCTATAAAAGATTTGGATATGATACTAATGTAAACATAACATCTGAATACCCTTACTGTGTGGAAATTGATCCACGTTTAATTGTTAATGAGGTAAAAAAATTTAAAAATGAGTAAGATATTTATTGGCACTCCTTGTTATGGAGGTATGATTACAGCAGATTATTTTAAAAGTTGTTTACGTTTAGTAAATGAAGCTCCTAAACAAAATATACAATTACAATTTGGAACTATTGGAAATGAGTCTTTAATAACAAGAGCAAGAAATACTTTGGTTCAATTATTTATGGATGATCCAGGTAATTACACGCACCTTCTTTTTATAGATGCTGATATTGGATTTAGTGAAAAATCAGTTTTTAGAATGTTAGATTTAGATGAAGAAGTAGTAGCAGGAATATATCCACGAAAAGCTATAGATTGGAGAAAAGTAAAAAAAAGAGTTATTGATAATCCTGATATTGATTTAGATGAACTTCATGCAGCTTCGTTGGAATATAATCTTAGTGTAAAAAATCCTGAAAGAATTGAAGTTAAAAAAGGTTTTATAGAAGCTATAGACGGTGCTACAGGGTTTATGTTGATAAAAAGACAAGTATTTGAAAAGATGGCCAAAGCTTATCCTGATTTAAAGTTTAAATCCGATCAACATTTAAATCAACCTCACGATACTCAATTCAGTTATCATGACACATCTGATTGGAATTATGCATTTTTTGATACTATGATTGAACCTGAAACTAAAAGATACTTATCAGAAGATTACGCATTTTGTAGACTGTGGCAGAAAATAGGGGGAAGTGTGTATGCTGATGTTGTTAGTGGGTTAAATCATCACGGAACATATGTTTTTAGAGGTAATGTAGGAACTCAATTTTTACCGCAAAGTAAATGACAAGTTTTAATATTCACATCATAGATAATTTTTTACCACATGACATTTTTCAAAGTGCGTTAAAATATGCATCAAAAATAGAATGGGGTAGTCAAGATTTATATTATGGAGATGAAAACAATAAACACGTTTGGTTTTCAAAAAATATTTTACATGAAAAAGAATTAATGGAAACTATTAAAACGAACATAAGAGAGAAAACAAACCTTAAAGTTAAAAACTTTCGTATTTTATATTTTACATTAGCGCCTAAAAAAGAAGCTTATCCTCACATTGATGTGCATAAAGATATTGAAAATCAAATGATTTTATATGTAGATGGGGCCCCTGAAATAAACAAAGGAACTGGATTTTATGTGCCTAATAAAGATGGTGTTGAGTTAAATACACACGTAGGATTTTATAGAAATAGAGCCGTTTTCTTTAAATCAGGTATATGGCACTCTCCTTTGGTCTTTGCTTCAGATAATCTTACTCCAAGAATATCAATTATTGCACAGTTTTAATAAATAATTTAGTATGATTCTGCATGCAATTAACTGATTTAAAATTTCAACCTGGTGTAGATAAACAAGACTCCCCCTATGCGGCAGGAGATAATCGACGATACACCGATTCAGAATTCGTACGATTTCACTACGGTAAACCAGAAAGATGGAAAGGATGGGAATATCTTCCAAACCCTAATGAAACCATTATTGGGGTAGTAAGAGATACACATTCGTGGATAAGTCTTAATGGTACACGGTATTTAGCTTTAGGAACAGACAGAAAACTATATGTTTATTCAGAAGGAAGTGTTCATGATATTACTCCTATTAGAGAAACAGCTTCCTTAACTAATCCTTTTGAAACAACAAGTGGAGGTGCAGGAGTCACGGTAACAGATGCAACCCACGGAGCTATTGTAGGAGATTTTGTTACTTTTACAAATGGTAGTGCTACTAATACAGTAGACGGTTTAGAATTTAATAATGAATTTGAAATAACAACAGTTATAGATGCCAACAGTTACACAATTACTTTTCCAACAAATGCTACAGGATCAACCGCAGCGGGGGGAGGTTCGGTTACTGCAAATTATCAAATTAATGTGGGACCAACAGCTTCTACTTATGGATATGGATGGGGAGTAGCAACATGGGGATTAAGCACATGGGGAACACCCCGTGCTACTTCTAGTGTAACTATTCAAGGAAGAAATTGGTCTTTAGATAATTTTGGAGAGGATTTAGTAGCAACTGTTTTAGATGGTGGAACTTATAAATGGGATAGTTCTTCAGGTTTAAGCGTAAGGGCCGTGAGCCTTGGTGCTACAGTACCGGTAGCTTCTCGTTTTAATTTGGTTTC